ATTACTTACTACAGAAATTAATAATGAAAATACATATTCCTCAATGGAGGAAACTAATAATTCTAGTGTACCTGAGGTCGTTGGTGCGTCTATTTCAAAGGAAATGCCACAGACTTCTACACAAAACGTACATTTTATTGATGGTGATCAGCCGTGGTCGTATGATATCTTGGCAAATAGTGATGAAACCACTAAATTGTCTGGGTACCAGGATGCGCAACTCGGTTCGTTTCTATCGCGTCCGGTCAAGATTCAAGAATTCCAGTGGACACCAGGAGGAGCACGTCTCTTCGAGGTGTTTAATCCTTGGTCGGATTTCTTTGGCAATAGTGATGTTCTTGATAAGATTAATCGTTACCGCAATCTTCGATGTAACTTAAAGATTAAGGTTTTAATTAATGGTAACTCTTTTTATTACGGACGTGCGCTTATGTCATATAACCCTTATATCAACCAAGACCAAGTGACCAAAAATAGGGCTTTCTTTATAGAGGATTTAATTCAAGCTTCTCAAAAGCCCCATTTGTTGATTGATCCTACTAGTTCGCAGGGTGGCGAAATGTTATTGCCTTTTATTTGGCCTGAGAACTATGTTGATATAACTGTTGCGAACTGGGAAGATTTCTTAGGTCGCATTACTATTCATGATTTTGATATTCTCCAGCATGCAAACGGCGGGACTGATCCCATTAGTGTTGTTGTGTTTGCATGGGCTGAAAATGTGACACTTGCTGTTCCTACAACTTCTGCTGCGCAATCTGGTTATGTAGAGGCAGAAGATCTGGATGAATTTGGCTTTCCTAAGCCCTATGATAAGCAGGCACCCACAAAGAATAAAAAGGTCATGTTGAAAGCAGATAATACTTCTACAGTAGGGGAATTTTCTGCTGATGGTCTCATTAGTAAACCTGCTTCTGCTTTAGCAAAGGTGGCTGGTAGTATGTCTAAGGTTCCAGTTTTGGGTCCGTATGCGAAAGCCACTAGTTTGGTTGCAAATGGTACTGCTGATTTAGCTCGTCTTCTTGGGTATTCTAGGCCTAATCAGTTGGAAGATGCACGTGTTTATAATCCCCGTTATATGGGGAATCTCGCGAATTCTGATGTGGCAGAGAATTTAGTCAAGTTGTCTTTAGATTCTAAAAATGAACTTTCTGTTGACACAAGAGTTATGGGCTTAGGTGGACAAGATGAGATGACCATTGCTTCTATTGCTAATCGTATGTCTTTTTGGAGACAATTCGATTGGCCTGAAACTGCCGTGACAGATACTCTACTTACATCTTTTAAAGTAGAACCGAGTTATGGTCAGTTTCTATCTGCGCCTCCAGTGGGAGAAATTCATTCTACTGCTTTAGCTTATGCTGCAACTCCTTTTGATTTCTGGCAAGGCAGTATTAAATTTAGGTTTAATGTTGTTTGTTCGGAATATCATCGTGGTAGGTTGAGGATTGTTTACAACCCTTTAGCCAATCCCGTGGGAGCTGTTCCCTATAATCAGGTATATTCTACTACCATAGATATTTCTGAAAATAGGGATTTTGAATATGAAGTCAAATGGGCAGAGCCAGCTGCTTGGCAATTTGTGAGAGGAATTGATACTATGAGTTCGACTACTCTTCATAGTGATGTTTCACCCATATCCCCTGATACCATTTATAGCAATGGGACAATTAGTGTCTACGTCGTCAATGAACTTGCAACCCCTTCTATTACAGCGGCGGATGTTAAGATTCAAATTTGGGTAGCAGCTGGAGACGATTTTGCACTTGCGTCACCAACAGAAAAGCATTTGAAGAACTTGTCTCTATTTGAGGAACAATCTGATATTGCCCCATCCCTGGCAAGCACCATGGATCAATCTAATGCACCTTGTTGTGCAGAGGAAATTCAAACCTTTGGTGCAAATGACTACATTAAGGAGCAGAATGAATACTTAGTGTACCAAGGTGAGAGGGTCAAATCTTTTCGCGAGGTGTTGAGACGATATCAGTATCACAATTCTTATTTCCCAGACACTATTGGAACGGGGAAGCGTATTGTTGCATATAACATTACAGATTTTCCTTTTAGTCGTGGTTGGGAAGCTGGAGGGCAGGATGATGCTACTGATTCCCTCTCTAGTATATCAGGTTATAATTTTTGTTCAATGTTGTTGCTTAATTATTTAACACCTGCATATGCGTGTAGACGTGGGGCTATTAGACGGAAAGCTATCCTCGGTGCATTGAATACGCCTAGGGGATCTATGTGGGTCACCCGTAATGATCCTGGTGGTACTGGTAATAATTCAGCGTCATATTCAATTGATGACGCAGTTCTTGGCACTAGACGTAAAAATATCCAAAAAACTAGTCTTCCGGGAATTTCAGGTACCCATGTAACGCCTGTTTCAGTAAATCCATGTTTGGAATACGAAACAGTGTATTATACACATGGTCAACGTTTCAGTCCAGCAAGGCTCAAGGAGCTTTATAATGCTACCGAGCTTTCGCATCAACTTGGTGTGGATGTTACGGATGGCACTGATGGTTCTGATATTAGGATTGATACTTTTGTGAGTATTGCTGAAGATTTCCAGTTGGGTATGTTTGTAGGAGCTCCTGTTCTCTATTCATACTCAGACCCCCCGCCGCTATAGATATCTTTGGGTCGGATCATCTATACCTGCAACTTCATAATTTTACATATAGTCATGTTACGACTCTAAAGTAACCGTAAGAGTCTCTAGATAATGAGACAGGATACTCCTCGGTGGCCGAGGAGGGGCATGGAATGCTTTGTTCCATACCTAGGCGAGATGCTTATGCATCTTACACAGTGTTCTTGATGAACCATGGTTTTATATACAAGCCTTTGTAAGATGTTTGCATCTTGCTAAGGATATTGGATTTTTACATGGGTCACAAGTTTCTACAGTGTATGCCTGAAGTAGTATATCACTTTTCAACCGTTCTTTTGCGGTTAATCAATCCGCGCGTTGGTTGAAAAGTGTTTGGGCC